AAAATATTATAATTTCCGAGTGCAAGACATCACTCACGAACAGGTGGAGGAGATGGCAGCGCAGGTTGAAACCATCGTTGCCACTGAACTCTCGCTCTCCACAGAGTCCGAGGAGTTCCGCAAGGGGAAGCGCGAGGATCATGAACAGCTCCCAGACGAGATAAAAGCTTGCTACGTGGAGAATCTGTCGCTTCTCCAGCGTATGCGCGAGCTGCATCTGCAGCTTCGCAATCTCTCGCTTGACAATGCTCCATGTCCGGACAGCGACCGCTATCCGTTCCTCAAGGAGCTTATCAAGCTCGACAAGCAGATGCATGAAAACTGGGATAAATATGACCATTATGTGGTAACCGATGAAGCGCAGTGAAGATATAGGCGACATCCTCAAACCGCTTGCCGATACGCCCTACCAGGCGTATCTTTCCAATGCGGTTCAGGTTGCCGACGTGCTGGAGTGGATCCTTCATCAAGTCGGCAAGTCGGAGATTTGGCAAACTTCGTTTTCTATCTCCGAGGAGTTCCTTCGTCGCCTTTTCTTCATCGAAAAATCCGGCAAGGTCAGCCGAATAAATCTTGTTCTCGACCATAAGGCGACGAACAAGACTCTCAAACTTTGGGCTTTTATCGCCCAAGTTATCGAACATACTTATTTGGCTGACAACCACAGCAAGATTCTGTTGGTGAAAAGTGAACGCGGTGACACCGTCACCGTCGTTACTTCTCAGAATCTTACTCGCGGTAATCGTGCCGAGTCAGCTTTCATCAGCACATCACCGGACATATTCGCTAAGCTTTATGCCGATGTGCAAGATTTAATAACCAATCATTCCGTACCTCTCAATGACGTATTCGCAGGACGTATTAGCGCAGATTGAAAAATTCGCGGCTATCTACTTGAAAATTTCCGACATGGCGGTCATCCTTGACCTCCCTGTCGAGCAGTTGCGCTGGGACATTTCCCAACGCAGCTCCGAAGTGTCGAAAGCCTACTATCGCGGCAAAGCAGCTTCCAAGGTGAAGCTCCTTCACCAAGAAATGCTCTTGGCGCAAGTCGGCTCACCGCTCGCCATTGAGAATACGCACCGCAATCTCCTCGATATGGAGGATGATGAATAACTATGCCGAACGTCAGTGCTCTCGAACTTTGCCGTTCCGACCTCTTTACAAGCGAGTCGGAACTCATGCAGCGACATTACCCGGCTCAACTCGTTGAGCGTGTAATGCGCATCCGTGCCATGTACTTCTGGGTAATCGCCAACCCGGAAGCATCAGACACGCAGTTTGTGCAGGAGGTCAAATCGCGTTACGAGCTTTCGCACGTAACCGCTTATTCCGACCTCGCTATCATCAAGGCGTTCTTGCCCAACATCACGGAAGCCGGGCGAGATTTCCACAAATGGCGCTACAATGAGATGATTCTCGAAACGTACCAGATGGCTAAGAAGCGTAAGGACACAAAGACCATGGAGAAGTCGGCATCATCTTATGCGAAGTGGAACCGTGTTGACACTGACGATGAAAAGACGATGCCGCTCGAAATGATTCTTGTGCAGCCGTTCACGGCTACTTCCGACCCCTCAGTGCTCGGCATTAAGCCTATCCCGAATCTGCAAGACAAAATCGACTCTATGATCGAAAAGTATCGCAAGGAAACCATCGACATCGAGGATGTCGAGTTCGAGGATGCCGACCTCGAAGAAGATGAACTCTTCCCCAAAGTGGAGAGTGAAGAGTGGAGAGTGGAGAGTGAATTTACTTAAGCTGATTTTGCAATGATCGGCGTAATCCGCTAAGCATCATTGCAACTTCTTCAAATTTAGGTTTTAAGGCAACCACTTTTTCTTCCTTGATATAATCCAAATCACTTGCAAGAAGCAATTGATTGTAGGACTCCATGAGAGAGCCGTATGCTATCTCAATAAAATGGATTCTTTCCTTAATAGATGGTCTGCCACTTCCTTCAGCTATGTTTGAAGGAACTGAAACCGAAGCACGTCTCAGTTGATCACATAAAGCATATCTCTCAAAATTTGGAAATTCGTTTATGAGCAAATATATATCCTTTACAAGTATGCGAGCTTTTCGCCATACTTCGAGCTTTTCGAAGGTAAATTCCATGATGTCTAAATTTTCTAACAAATTTAGCGAATTTACCTTTCACCTCAAAACTAACTTTCTCTCCACTCTCCACTCTATGATGAATCCCGTGTTTAACTTTCTCTCCACTCTCCACTCTTCACTCTCCACTCTATGAAAGAAGTTTATTTCAACACTCCACAGCGCCTGACGCAGCTCATCGGCGCCAACACTACGGTAATAGTGGCAGGACGACGCACAGGGAAAACCGACTCAATCGCTTCCCCCTTTGTGCTTCGCAATATGCAGCGGATGCCCGGCTCCACAGGCGGCATCGTGGTCCCCACGTTCAAGCATGGGCTGACCAACACCCTCCCGGGGTTGTTCGCCGCTTGGAAACGTTGGGGATTCACTAACGGCATCCATTATGTTGTTGGTCGCAAACCGCCCAAGGCGTTCAAGAAACCAATCATCGAGCCATCGGATTATGAGCATGTAATCTCATTCTACAATGGCTCTTGCGCTGTCATCATCAGCCAAGACCGCCCCGGCTCTTCCAACTCGCTCACGCTCTCTTGGCTGCTGGTCGATGAAGCCAAGTTTATTGACTATGACAAGCTCAAGGATGAAACACTCCCTGCCAATGGTGGCATCAAGTCGCACTTCGGCAAGCACTCGTTCAACCATGCCATTATGATTCTCTCGGATATGCCTCAGTCGCAGAAAGGCTCCTGGTTCCTGCATTACCGCGAGAAGATGGACGTGGATCTAATCGAAACGATTAAAGCCACGGTTTATGAAATCTGGCGCGTCAAGCAGCGTATCCGCCAGCTGAAAGCTTCCCAATCCCCTATTCCAAAATACTTGAAGAGCCATCTGCGCAAGCTCGACACTGACCTTAACAAGATGCGCTCCGTCGCTGTCTATTACAAGGAATATTCGTCGATTGAGAATCTCCAGCTCCTCGGCGAAAACTACATCAAGCAGATGAAACGCGACCTCACGCCCAAGACGTTTCAAACCTCTATCCTTTGTCAACGCCTCGGCATTGCCAAGGATGGTTTTTACTCCTCGATGCGCGAAGGTCACAAGTATAATGCATCCAACTTTGAAGTCCTCGACGCGGAGTTCAAGAAGTTAGCAGACGGCACTCTTACCTCTCCGCCCTCCACTCTTACCTCTGAGGCGGATGCCGACGTTAATCCGCTGAAGCCTATCTGCATCGGCATGGACTATAACGCCAACATCAACTGGATTGTGGCAGGGCAACCGGAGGGGAAACGCCTCAATGTTATCAAGTCATTCTATGTGAAGTTCGAGCGGAAGATTCCGGCGCTGATTGATGATTTCTGCCGATACTACGAGCACCATCAGAACAAGACCGTTATTTTCTACTACGACGCAACCGCCCTCGGAGGCAACTATGCTGTCAATGAGCAGGATTTTCACTGGGTCATCGTGCATGAGTTCGAGAAACATGGTTGGCAGGTGGTCGACATCTACCTCGGCAACCCCATGCGCCACGATGAGAAATACTTGCTTATCAACCAGGGCTTCGCAGGTAAACAGCGACTCATGCCGTTCTTCAACCGACAGAACAACGACGACCTTATCCTCGCCATCCAGTCAGCCGGAGTCAGTCGCGGGCGCAATGGTTTCCGCAAGGACAAATCCGGCGAGAAGCTCCCCGAGTCGGAAGAAAACCTCCTCGAGCTCCGCACCGATGGCACCGATGCCTTCGACACCCTCTACATCGGCTGCGAGAAGTTCCCCCAGCATGAAACATTCAGCTTCAATGATTCCGGAATACTATAGTTACCTGTTGGTTGAAGTCCTTAAAATAACAGCACGTGTGTTTTTGCAAATTTTATGTCTAGATATTTTGTGAGATAGAAAAATATCGGTAATTTTGCAAAAATTACCGATATGATGGCGTCTCAAACAAATAAAATAGTGGATGTTGTTACTGATAGAATACATTCAGCCTCCAATGGCAGCCTTTTCTTCAGCAACAGCTTCCCTGAATATGGCGATGAGTATATCGGACATATCCTGTCCGATCTTGTCGACCGTGGTGTCATATACCGTATTGGCAGAGGTATCTATCTAAAAACCAAATCTACAAAGTTCGGTCTGGTATATCCCTCTATTGATAAAATAGCTCAGGCAATAGCAGAAAGAGACAATGCAGAAATACTTCCGACCGGTGCCATGGCACTAAATATATTAGGGTTGTCAACTCAGGTTCCGATGAATCCGACATTCATCACTTCAGGTTCTGCAAGAGTTGTCAATGTTGATGGAAGAAGCATTACATTCAAGCGTGCTGTACCACGCAACTTTGCCATAAAAGGAGAAA